GTCTCTCCTATCGTGCCAAGGTATGTATACCCTGCATCATCGACAAACTCATTGAATGTTCCCCTCTTGTGTTTTATGTCTGTCCAGCCGAGAGGACACCCTCTGTTATCCCTGATTACTTTTTTCATTTTCTCCTCCTTTTCTGTTTTGCCGATAGAACAGCTTAAAAATTATTTAACTTTCTTCCCTTCAAGCCCCTTTTCGCGTAGAAAAAACGTATGTTCTACTCCGGCGGGGAACTCTGTGAGAAAATCGTAGATATAACCGGTTTCCCCACAGAATTTTGCGGCAATAAATTTTGCCGCCCCAATACAGTTCCCCTTGACAGAGAACCGTTTCCCGCCCCTGATTATATTGTCAGGGGTGGCGGACGCAACAATCTTTCTGTCTTCTGGTTTTTCACAGAAGACTATTTTTTCCGCACAGGCAATGCTGTATGTTTTGCCTGTGCATCCCTTTATCCATATTTGTCTTACAGAGCCCATTATAGCACCTCCACCTTGTAGGTTACCGGCGCATCTGCAATCTCTCGCAGAGTCTTCAGATCGAGTTCTTTTCCCCTCAACTCTGGTGTGAGCCGAAGGGGGACTTCCGTGAAGCTCGCCGTCAACGCCGACAGTGAATGCGGGAGTACCCCGCATACGTGACGCCCTGCTACTTTTTCCGGTGTGGCGTGGTCTATTACTTCCACGCCACTGCCCACCATCCCAAGCTCTCGCAGATACTCTACGAGGCCGGGATGTCTCGTCACGATCAGGTCAATTCTCTCTTTCATTTTCCCTTTCCTCCTTTGTTTTTTTCTTTCTTGCCTTTCTAATATGCAAGTTTTCTTTCCCGAACGGTGTAAAGCTGTGTGCTCTGATTTATTTATGATCTTAAGATTGTTAATATCATTGTTAAATGGGTTTTCGTCAATATGATGGACACAATACATGTGCCAGTCAATTTCAGGATGTAAAGTTCTCATTAACTTATTTGCTAATGCTCTTGAATCTCTTATTGTGTTTGTCCGTTCTCTTTGATATTGTTTGCAACTTGGGCAGGCTTTTGGTTTTTCTACTCGCGAGATCCATTCATAACCGCACTTGATACATTTACTCTTTCTCATTTTTATTGCTCCTTTCTTTTTGTTTTATTATAATTATAATATAAGCAAAAGTCAAGCCAGTTTTTTACCTCGAAAATATCAAAAAAAGCGCAAAAAACAGTGGAAAAAGGCTTGACAAAGGAGAAATAACAGGTAGAATAGAACCACAAAAGCAAAAGTGCCCAATTGAAAAGGTAAAAGTGTCCGAAGTAAAAGGTAGTAAAAACAAGCACTTTAACTAATTTTGACAAAATAACCGAAAGGTCTGGACAGAAAGGCCGAAAAAGATGGCAAAGCCAATTACAAAGAAAGCCAAAGAAAAAAGACCTGTAGGCAGACCGCGCAAATTCCAATCTCTTCCTGAGCTGCAAAAACTAATAGACAACTACTTTAAGAGCTGTCTTGTTGACAAAATTCCCTTAACAATCACGGGCTTAGCACTTGCGTTGGATAGTAGTAGAAAAGCGTTAATGGAAATTGAGAAAAATTATCCCCCGGAGTTCTGTAACACCATAAAAAAAGCCAAGCTAAAAGTGGAGAATGACTACGAAATCGCCTTACGAGAACATGGGAGAGCAGGGGAAATATTTGGCCTTAAAAACTTCGGTTGGAGAGATAAATCAGAAGTTGGTTTGGATTTATTAGGAGGTAGTGCGCTGGTGCAGATATTGGCGATATTACCCCCCGACTATGCGGAGATAGTGAAAAAAACACTTGAGAGGCATAATGCAGACAGCCCAAAACTTACCTGATCCTGGCGAATTTGCGAAATTATTAGCGGGACAACTGAAACCTGGTGCTCTCGAATATCTCCAAGAGCATGAAAAAAACACCAGACGCAGAGCTGAGGCGTTGGCTAGCCCACTTGCGTTTATTGAGAACGTTCTGACGAAAGATGAGCACGATATAGACCGCCCCATCAAACCATTCCCCCGCAAGCCGTACATCCCCTACATTCTACGAAAGTTCACAGACAGCAGGGTTTCAATTATATTTATTGCGAAAAGCCGTCAAATTATGTTGACCTGGCTATGCTGTGTGTATGCGCTATGGCTGGCAAAAACATATCCTCACAGACTCATATTCGTCCAGTCTAAAAAAGAAGAAGATGCTGCAAATTTAGTTTTTAATGGCGGGCGAACAGGGAAGAACTGGGATGCGGCGAGGATTAGTTTCATCGAAAAACATCTGCCGGCATGGCTGCAAGATGACGTAGAGCCAGCGTTTGGGAAGCTTTTGTTTCCTAACGGCTCAAAAATATGGGGGATACCAGAGGGGGCAGATATGATAAGGTCTTACACTCCCTCGCTGGTGATATCTGACGAGGCGGCTTTTCAGCCATGTTTTGGGGAGGCGTATACCGCGATGCTGCCTGTAGCGAAGCAAGGTGGGCAACTAATTGCTATTTCATCAGCTAATCCGGGGCCGTTCGGAGAAATCATACAAGCATGTTAGCGCAGACGGAATATACAGGAATACATGAGGGTATATCAACAGAGGGAGTACAGGTTGTTAGAATACATTTTTCCGCCGATCCCTTGAAGAATCCCGACACAGTGGAAGGTGCGGCATGGCTTCAGCGGGAGCTGGAGGGCTACAGGGGAAAGACAGACCCGCGGTGGCGGAAGGAGATGGAGATAGACTTTGAGGCGCACGGAGGACAATTATTGTATCCGTATATGCTCGAAAACGAAAAATATCTGTATGTTACGCCTCGTAACGTGGAGGGGATGTACAAGGTGGCTGGACTAGACTACGGGACACGAAACCCCTCAGCATTCGAAGTTCTCGCGGTTGGAGACGACATTGCGGTGTGTTACGAGTATTACGAACCCCCGAAAAAGCCGTCCGAATCAGACGAAGAGTTCAGACAACGGAAGGGGTACAAGAAGCTCTGTGATGCCGTCAAGAAGTGTCCATATTTCGAGGGGTTAACTATATTTGCCGATCCATCATTGTGGAACAGAACGCAGGAAGCGAACGACACACGAGGACTGATGAGCGTAGCTGACCTTTGCAGGGATGAGGGTGTGGAATTGACACCAGGCCAGCGGGGTCGGGACTTTGCCTGTTATGAGCACATCGACAAAAACCTCTGGAAAGACCCTATAAATCCAGGGCTTGTTATATTTAAAAATTGTCCCTGGTTGTGGTGGGAGTTGCAGAAATTGAGATTTGCGGACTATTCGGCGGCGACACAGGTGAACCAGAACCTCCAGGAAAAAATTGTGGACAAGGACAATCATGGATTCGACGCCTTAAAGTACGCACTGTCAAGCCTAATCCATCATGGTTTTCTCGATGGTTGTGTATACGAGGATTACCCGAAGGAGGAATTATGATTTGTGAAGTGTGTGGCAGGGAGTTTGAGGCGAAGCGGAGTGATGCGAAGTATTGTGGCCAGGCATGCCAAAAGAAGGCAAAGCGGGATTTATCTTATACAGACGATGTACGAGATAAATTACCTCGTACAGACGATGGAAATGTACGAGATAAAGTCATCAAAACACCTGAAGAAGCCTTAAAGGCTCTCAAAACGAAACCTAAAATTAACAAGGATCGGGACAACTGGCATTCTCCTAACTATGATTTGAGCGAAGAAGGATTTAGGCGGCGCAATTTTAATTGGGACGATGACGGTTTTTATCCTGGCACACCTAAAAGCCGGCAAGCCTTTATAGAGGGCAGAAAAAAAGCGCATAAAACTAATTTAAAGAGACAGGCAGCTTCACACCGCCGCTTGGAAGCTATGAGGGGTCATGCCAGTTAGAAAGAAAAAGGAAAACCTAAGCGAATATGTCTCGCGGTGCATTACAGCACGGCAGAAAGAACATCCCGACGAGGACATCAAGCAGTCGACGGCGATATGTTATTCCATGGGACGAAAGCGCTGGAAACCCACGAAAGCACGGGAAACATTATGATTAAGCTGAAAACACATCCATATTCTTACGAGACCCTCCAGGTAAGGATCGATGAGGCGCATATCGTAGGTCAACCTGTCCTTGAACGGCCAAGTTGGTTTGAAAATCAGGAAACGGGACAATTATACCACGACATTTATGGTTGTATCGGCTATCCTGAAGAAGTGAAGGAGCGAGGTGAAGAGCAACCGGGTTATGTTGCGATAGTCGGAGTAGTCAGGCCGGATGGAACATTTAATCGATACAGCGCTTTGAATGCGAACTTTCAGTTGTTGGCGGAAGCAGAAGCGAGAGACATCAGAACACTTGTTGATCTTGCGATTGATTTCAGAAAAACCTATGGATTTGGGGAACATCCGGAATTACTGCGTGTATTCTATGGGAATCCAGACAGGTTTATAACCACTTTAGCATTGAGGAACGAAGAACTACAGGACAAAGTGCTTATCACGCCGCCTGTCGATTTTTATGATACGTCCGCATTTGATATTTATATTAGGAGTCTGAAATCGTGTCTTCAGCCGGGACGGGTACGATTTTATTTCGGGGGAAATACAATTTTGAAAACCCATTTAAAGGAATTTCGCAGGAATAACCCTGCTGTGTTTGCGGTGGGTGGCCTTGTGCATAGCCTACTAACACATTGTACGTGGATGGACAGCACGCAAAGTTCCGTTTTTGCGGTGGAGCCCAATAACAGTTGGTAGAAAAAGGCTACCTTCCGAATTTGTGACTTAGGTAGGTTCGGTAAACCAGAAAAATAATGCCTGATTTTATTATTTACTTGATTTTGTTTTTTGCTGGTGTAATAGTTGGTGCAATATTGGCATTACTGAGCGTTTTGGTAGGTGGATGGCTGGTGTCGAAAGGGAAGACGCCCAACGAAGGGTTTATCCGCAGACCAAAGGGAGAAGTCTTTACTGTAGAGACAGGGGATACGGAGGAGTTTCCGGGCCCGGGTGAAATCAACGAAGAGAAACATGTTTTGGAAAAAACGAAGAAATTTTTAAAAATTCTTAAGGGGGAGTGATGCTAAAGAGAGTAAAATGCCCAGGATGTAAACAAGTCATATGGGAGACAACGGATAAGTATAACCCCGATGTTAGGCCAAACGGTTCAATGCTAAAGCTGGTAGACCCATGGAAGTCCTGGAGATGGGATACCTACAATGACGGCTGTTTACCAACAGTGGGAACGAGCTGTGCTTTAATGAACTGCCCGGCGTGCGGCGCGGCGCTTGCGCCATCCGGAAGATTGACGGTTATGGAATCGGAAGAACCAAGAGCAGGCGGAGCAGTCACTTGTGAAATCTGCGGCAAGATTTGCGGGTCGAGAGCGGGATTGGGCGCTCATATGAGAAAACACACAGGAGAAGCAATGAGTTAATTGAACGAAAAAGATAGTCAACTACCAATTGGCTGTAAGCTGCTTCGCTCCTCCAAAGGAGAAACAATGAATAACGAAAAGTGGACACTTCAGCGTGTTCCTCCAAGTGGACATAAAGATGTCGCTGATTTTTCATACAATCTGTTTGATATAGCCCGGGCTGAAAAGGAAAGGTTACGGAAAAACGATGATTTTCAAGCGAATTATGCCTTATACAGGGGCAATAAGACGCAAGGAAACAGCCCTGTAAATCTGTATTTCAGCAATGTTGAAAGGACTGTTGCGAATATTACGGCCAGAAACCCAACAGGGGAAGTAGTTGATCTGGATGGCTATGATGATGGCAGTGAGAAGATTCTATCCCTAAAACTGAAAAAATGGTGGAAAAATACCGGTCAACAACAGAAGACCAGGATAAGTGCACGGGCAATGGAGATATATGGCATTACCGTAGAAAAGCCGGTATGGGTAAAATCTCAACATCAGCCTGATATTTTAGTGACAGATCCTTTTTCCTTCTTTCCGGCGCCGGGAAACTGGGAAAATATATCAGAAGAAGCTCCGTATATTTGTTTTGCGTATCTTGATTTTGTTGAGAAAGTGAAAGATGAATTTGGGGTTACCGGAGTCTTGGCAGAGAATGCATATGATCTTTTAGGAGCATCCAGAGAAGAACACAAAACAACGATACAGCCTAAGACCGGCAATTACGCCGATGCTTTAATTCCTACTAAGAAAACGGATACATCAGACAAAAAAATCGAACGATGTTTGATAATTGAAGTATGGGTGCGGGACAATAGAGAAAGAACCGAAAAAGAAGAAACTCCTGTTTTAGATGAACAGGGCAACCCGCAAGTCAATGAAAACGGAGAACCACTATTTGAACAGATTACCAGAAAAGTCCCAATCTACCCGGATGGTGTCAGGAAAATCACAATTACCAAAGGGAAAGATGGATACATAGTGCTTGACGATAGTCCTAATCCTAATATCAACCCCAACATGGAAAGAGAGTTTGCTATGGTAACTCATCCGTGGGGAAGACTGCCCTGTTATGTTGCGAATTCATATAGGGACTTAGTTACGATTTGGGGGTTTTCTGCCGCCGAACAAGTTGGCGATTTATTGAAGAAGATTAACCAAATTATTACAAAGTTGATCAATTACGTGATTAACGTCATGGTTCCTCCTTTAATAGTCCAGCAACACTGCGGGATAACACGAGCAATGATTGAAGAAGCTATCGGTAAGGCCGGACGTCTGGTTTTAATGCCGACCATACCTAACGCCAGGATAGAATTTATGCAGATACCCAATCTTCCGTCCACTTTTTTTAATGTCCTGGACTTGATTGTGCGGTTTTTCGACAGGGTTTATACTATTGAAGACGCGGACAGGGGACAAGCTCCAAAAGGTGTTATAGCGGCGAGCGCCATTGTCGCTCTCCAGGAACGTAACCAAGTCTTAATGCAGGCCAAGACGACAGCTATTGACCATCTGGCCGAGCAAAGATCAAAGTGGTGTATCGGGTTGACGCAGAATTTTGGGACAAAAACTGAGATGATGGATGTTGAGGGAGAGGCGGTGCCATTCAGAGGCGTTAATTATGCCGGGAGGAAATTCTCTTATGTTATTGAGGCCGGTTCTTCGGCGCCAAGAACAAGCCTGCAAATTCAAGAAATGGCTGAAAATCTATACAAGGCAAATGCGATTGATCAGAGAGCGTTATTAGAAACCCTAAATTTCCCTAATTGGCAGGATATTATCGAACGCACAGCCGAGAGTCGGTTAGACCAAGCCCTATTGCTTCTTGTTGAAGCTGGTTTGCCGGAAGAAGAGGCCATCCAATTAAAACAGTATTTACTTGAACCGGGGCAGGGCGTGGGCGGGAAGAGAAACCCGGACATGACCGAGAACACAACTGAGGGGAAAACAGCCAACCCGGGAACACCAAAAGCGCAACAGTAGCCTAACGACAGAATGTAAGTTTTTATTAGGGGGTGTAATGTTATACGAATTTAACTGTAAGTGTGGTAATACTTATGAAGAGTTTTTCCATGTAGACGATTGCCCTGAATCTATCCTATGTGAATGTGGCCAGGAGGCAAAAAAGATTATCTCGCTCAGCGGAATACAGGCCGACAATAAGGTCAAGTGGCTTGCATCCGCCGTAAAAGTGCTTCAACCAGACTATGAAAGGCCAGTAACGACCAGAAGTGAATATAAAAAATATCTTAAGGAAAAGAAAATTGTCTGTGTTGGATGAAAAAAAGCTTGACATTGTAATAAACACAGTTAAAATCAGGTTGCAGATTTACAAACGCGGCAAATAATAGGCCGAAATAAATATGAGTAAAATAAAAAGCTACAGCGGGAATAAGGCTAAACATACTACCGAATATATTAAACGTTATGTGTCGTGGGGTTGGTTTCTTGGGGTCGGTTTCTTTCTTGGAGTCATGGCGGCCACCGCTATCTTTAAGGGCGGTAAGTTCCAAATTTATTTTTATTCCTTTCTCGGTGGATTTATTGGCATAGCCATAGGTGTTTTAATAATATTTTTATGTTTTTATTACACACAACGGAAAAATCAGCGGTGAGGAACAAAGAAAACAAGTTGTCGCCGATTAGATAATATGAACGAAAAAAAGCTTGACATTGTAATAAATACGGCTAAAATCAGGTTAATTGAGTGGATGGACAAAAAGCCGTCCGGTGTTTTTATAATTCAAATTACTGTAAATCAGGGGGGAATCAGAGGACAGCCCAAAATAACCATAACTGAAGAAATGAACGGATACAGATAAGCCTCTGAAAAGAGATACTCTTAAGCCCGTAATTGGTAGCAATATGCTATCGGTTGCGGGCTTTTTTATTGGATAAGGCTATTTGGGTGACCTGAAAGGGACAATCACTCAATCACTTTTAACCCTTAACTTTCATGGACAACATTACGAGACCCTACGGGGACAATCTAAACGTAATGCCGAGAAAAGGAGAAAATCATGACTGAACAAAACGACGTAAAAGGCGAAGAGAGCAACAAAGGCAACGAGTTTTATCTTGGTTCGTGGAAAACCAAAGAAGCTGCCGAAGAGGGTTTGGCGAACATGAAAGCACTGGTTGACAGCCAGGGCAACGAGGTAGGGGCATTGCGAAAGCAAATGGAAATGACCCAACAGACTCTTGAGAGCCTGAAAACCCAAGCTACAGAGAAAGCTACGCCTAAAGTTGAAACCCCCGATTATTCTGCGGAGGCAGAGGCTATTCAGGGCGAAATGGCAAAGCTTGATCCCGACGATGATGATTATCACCGTAACCTAACGGTTTTGATAACCAAGTCAAACAACCTGGCCGCTAAAATAGCCAAGGAGGAAGCTCTGGCAGCCGCAACAGCGGCATTTAAAGAAGAGCTTAACGAAAGGGACATCAAGACTACTCACTCAACCTTTTACAAGGAGAATCCCGACTTCAACACACCAGAAATGCAACTTAGGATTAAAGAATATATTGCGAAAGACACTACCGGCATGAGCGATCCGCTTGTGGCGTACCGTGAAATTCAGCGAGATATGGTTGCTGAAGCGGCGGCGGAATTGGAAAAAGAGAACATCGAACTTAAAAGAATCGTGGAGCTTGCAAAAGGTACTGATTCTACTGGAAGGGTCATTACTAAAACTGGGCAAACCACGCCAACACAAAAACAACCAAAAGCAGTAGGCGCGGATTTAGACAGAGGGATGCAGGAACGTTTAGCTGCTCTCCGAGAATAGACCTGCGCTAGGCTGCGCAGGAGGATATAAAAATGAGTTTAATAAACCAACTTAATGCAACAACTGAATATTACTGGGCGAATACAGAACCCCAGGATATTCTTAATACGGCAAGTGCATTGCTCTGGAAGTTGATGGGTAATGCGATCAAGGCAGGGAATTGGGAAGTCCAGCCACATGAAATTGTTGATGGCGGACTGATGATCAAAGTCCCGCTTGAATATCA